GCGCCAAACCTTTCAGCGTGCAGGCTTTGAAGGTGCAGACCAATTCCATGGCGGCAGCCTCAAACGCGCCTTTGATGTTGAAACCGAAGGCATGGGCGGCGACCTCTACAAAAAAGCGCGTCAGATCCGCACCGAGCAGGCACGCAAGTTTGAGAACCGCGCCATCGTTGCCCGTCTCATCAAAAACCGAAAAGGCATGGAAGACCCGCAAGTTGCAGCCGACCAGGTTTTCAGAAAGTCCGTGCTGAACTCATCGCCCGAGGAAATCACATTCCTCAAGCGCGTCTTGGTCACCAGCGGCAAAGACGGCCAGCAGGCATGGAAAGAACTGCAAGGGGCCACCGTTCGTCACCTCAGAGACGAGGCCACCAAAGGTATGGGCATGGACTCCATGGACCGCGCCATGGTCTCACCTGCCAAGCTGCACCAGACCGTGCAAGCTCTTGACGCCAATGGCCGCCTCGACGTCATGCTCGGCAAGAAGAACGCGCAGATCGTGCGAGACCTTGACGACGTGGTGCGCTACGTCACCACCGTGCCACCAGGCACGCTCATTAATACATCAGGCACTACGGGAACCCTCATGGCAGCCATGGCAGAAGCCGGGGCCACAGGAGCACTCACAGGCTTGCCATTGCCCGTGGCCTCTGGCATTCGCCAGATTATCAAGATGCGCCAAGACGGGCGCACCAAGGCCAAGATCAACGAAGCCCTCAACGCATTGCCACCAGTGCAACCCTAAGCGACAATCTGCCATTCAGGAGAACCCATAAATGTCCGCACTTTCAATCCAAGTCCCGTTTCCAGTCTTTCAGGACCGGGATGGGCAGCCCTTGGACAACGGCTATGTCTGGATTGGCGAGCCCAACCTGAACCCGCAGACCAACCCTGTGGTCGCGTACTTTGACGCAGCCCTGACCATCCCAGCAGCACAGCCACTGCGGACCATCAATGGCTACATCTACCGCAGCGGCTCTCCTGCCAAGATCTATGTGGACGGTGTGAACTTCAGCATCTTGGTGCAAGACAGCAAAGGCTCGTTGGTTTACAGCTTTGCAGATGGCACAGGCATTGGTCCAAACCTTGATGCCAGTCAAATCACCTACGATCCACCTTATGTGGACTCAGTGCCAACAAACGTCGAGGCCAAGCTGGCTCAAACAGTCAGCGTGCAAGACTTCGGCGCTACTGGTGACGGAACAACAGACGATACGGACGCCATTAACACGGCCCTCATCGCAGCCAATGCCGCTGGAGCCGTCCAGCTTCATTTTCCAGCAGGAATCTATCGCTACCAGGGCGGCGGGTGGCTCGGAAACGGCGTTATGGTAACGGGCGCTGGCCGCAACGCAACCACCATCAGATCAATCACAGCAAGCCCCGTTGACGGCTACTTGTTTGAATGCCGAGGCACTGGTTCTGGCATTCAATCCATGCGCTTTGACGCTCTTGGCACAACGCAAACAGCAGGAAGTTACGTGTGGCTGAGTGGCCCAGAATCATTCATTGAAGATTTCCACATGACTGGCGATTTCAACGGTATTTTGATGACCGGAAATGTCAGCCGCATCCGTCACGGTCGTTTCCAAGATGGTGCAACCAATGCAATCCGTATTCGCGCAGAGGGCGGTGACAACAGCCAACTGATTGACGATGTTTTAATGGGTGCTCAGTCTCCTCAGGTGAGTAGTGCAGGCATCCGGGTTCGCAACTCGTCAGCACTCATCATCAGCAACACCTCAGTCATTCAGCAGGGCAATGCTTTGCTGGTGGACCCCATTACGGCAACTCAAGGCTCCAACACAGCAGACGGCAGTGTGTTCAGCTTGTACGTCAACAACTGCTTCTTTGACAACAGCAGCGGCAACGGTATTCGCATTGCTGCCACTGGAACGGGTTCAGTGGTGCGGTGCAGGTTTGCCAATTGCTGGGCATCCTCATCGACTGGAGATGGCGTTTTTATAAACAACGCTGGAACAGGCATTGTGTCTGGCATCCACTTTGAATCACCTCACTTGATGCTCAATGGTGATTCAGGCATGGCACTTGGCGGCACGCTGTCTGACATCGTTATCAACGGCGGTGAAATCTGTCAGAACGAATTTGGGATCTACATCAACGACACTGTGACCGACCTCCGAGTGATGGGGGCAACCATCGGCGAGGGCGCAGGACTGTTGGGCAATACCTCTGCCGGAATAGGTTTCGACGCAGGCGCGTCGGCATCAGATTACATCGTGATTGCCAATAACGTAATGATCGAAAACGGCACGGCAATTTTCGATCTTCCGCTTGCAGTTGAGAATATTTCGATCTACGGAAACTTGGGACAAGACCCAGCAACATGGACGCCAGCGATCACATTCTCAAACCCTGGGAACTTGGCCGTCACGTACTCCACGCGATCTGGAAATTACATTCGCACAGGAAACACTGTTGCTGCCACTTTTGAGATTGTTACCTCATCTTTTGCATACACCACGGCCACAGGAGACCTGTACATCACAGGCCTTCCATTCACCTCATCGACTCAAGTTCAATCTTTCAGCGGTGACCTTGAGTTCCAAGGCATCACAAAGGCAGGTTATACAAACTACACGCTGAACATTGAAGAAAATGCACTGTTCATTAGAATCAGAGCGTCGGGCTCTGGTGTCCCGATATTGACCGTGGGAACTGGAGACGTGCCAACTGGCGGAAGCGTTATTTTCCGTGGCTCCATCACGTATTTTGTTTAATCCAGGCAGCCATCTTAAAAGGGCCACAGCGTGTTAAAAAACAACGGCTTTCACAATCGACACTCGCCATTCAGTCGGCCATTCTCCCCCGCCTCCTTCTTCGCCAACGGCGAGCAGGGCTGGTGGTATGACCCCAGCAACTTTGCCACCCTGTTCCAAGACAGCGCAGGCACAACGCCCGTGACAGCGGTGGAGCAGCCTGTTGGCTTGCAGTTGGACTTGAGCAAGGGGTTGGTGCTTGGGTCTGAGTTGGTGACGAATGGGGATTTCTCTGGAGGTACTACCGGGTGGACAGACGTTACAGCCACCCTTTCCGTTGTTGCTGCGGAGGGGGTTGTAACGTCTGCGTCAAGTTTTGGATACGTTCGGCAAACGCTGACTACAGTTGTTGGCAAGACATACCAGTTCACATTAAACGCAAGGGTTGGTACGACAAACCGCTTTACCTTCGCAGTTGCAAACGGCGCGGTCGTTGCGGAAACAACGTCAGCGGTATCAGTTCCATTGCGCTGCGTTTACACGGCCACGGCAACATCAACAAATATTTGGTTGCAAGTGAATAATGCTGGAACTGCAATAATTGACAACATCTCCGTCAAAGAACTCCCCGGCAACCACCGCTTCCAGACCACCAGCGCCAACCGCCCTGTGGTAAGTGCGCGGGTGAACTTGCTGACCAAGACTGAGCAGTTTGATGATGCGGTGTGGACGAAGACAGCTACCACGGTAACGCCAAATGCAGCGGTTGCGCCTGATGGTTCAATGACGGCTGCACGACTTACAACGCTAACAAACGGTTCATTGGCCCGTTTGCAGCAACAGTTGCCGTTTACTGGAAGCGGTTTGCTATCCATTTATGTTCGTAGAGTAAGTGGTAGCGGAAATTGGGATATTTCGATAGGTGGCCTAAGTTTTACGCCTGTTGTAATCACTTCAGAGTGGACGCGTTTAACACTTACGGAAAACAACTCTGGTACCGCCTATTCACAGCTTCGCACATCATCTGCAAATAACGATGTTATAGATGTTTGGCATCCCGACCTTCGACCCACAAACCAAGGCGTAAACCTCCCCGCATACCAGCGAGTCAACACCAGCACGGACTACGACAGCACAGGCTTTCCCATCTACATCAAGCCCAACGGCAGCAACCAATCCATGCAGACCAACAGCATCAACTTCACCGCTACGGACAAGATGACTGTGTGGCAGGGGGTGCGGAAGTTGACAAACGCAACTGGCATAATTGTTGAAAGTAGTTCAAATGCCCTCACTACCAATGGCGCATTTATTTTGGCTTGCGAAGGTACTCCTGGATCTGCAAACAATTATTTTTACGGTGGCGGTGGCACAACTCGGGTTACAGTTGCCCCGGCTCCATTTATCGCTCCAATTACTAATATCATAACAAGTCTTGATGATATTTCTGGTGATTTGATAACCGTAAGAATTAACGGTACGCAAGTTACGCAAAGCACGTCTGACCAAGGCACAGGCAATTACGGCAACTACCCCGCTTACTTCTACGCCCGAGGTGGGTCAAGTATCTACTTCAACGGCAACGACTACGGGAGCATTGCCCGTGGCGCAGCATCCACCGCAGCGCAGATCACGGCTGGTGAAACGTACATCAACTCCAAAACGAAAGCCTATTAAATGAACTCCACACTCGCAACCGTCATCGTGCTGGCCGCAGACCAAGCAGCCGCACAAGCCGACTTCCCCGACTACTTCAACGCTCCGGCCAGCCCGGATGGTCAGCCACCGATCACGAACTACCTGACGAACGGGTACTTTGATGACAACGAGCTGGACACCATTTGCAATGACGTCACATGGCCGCGCAAGGTGTACTTTGGCTCCCTAGATGTCGGTCTGCAAAAGGCAGGCTTGATGCTGGTGCATCCTGAGCCAGAGCCAGCACCCGAGTAACATGCAAATTGCACGGTAAACTGCAATCATGTTTTACGTCTACGAGCACATCCGCCCAGACACGAATAGCGTGTTCTACGTTGGGAAGGGTCATGCTCGTAGATCAACGGAGACCAATAAGCGCAGCGAATATTGGAAGCGCATCGTTGCAAAAGCCGGGGGCTTTTCTGTCCGTATTGTTGTTGATGGCGCAGACGAGGATTTTGCTTTTCTTGTAGAAATGGAACGCATAGACCAGCTTCGTAGACTTGGTAAGAAACTATGCAACATGACTGCCGGTGGTGAAGGGCTTCATGGGTTCCGTCACTCTGATGAGACTAAACGCAAAATGTCGGAAGCCCAGCGTGGCGAGCGCGGCAATATGCATGGCAGGCATCACAGTGAGGAAACAAGAGCCAAGATGTCGGCAGCTCATGCCGGAAAACCAAAAAGCGCGGATCACGCACGCAAAGTTGCCGAAGCAAATAGAGGACAAAAAAGAAGCAATGAAACTCGACGCAAACAGTCTGAGTTGAAGTTGGGTAAAAAACTGAGCGATAAGCATAAACAGCGTTTGTCTGAGGTTCGCAAAGGAAAACTTCAGCCGAGCGTTGTTTGTCCTTATTGCTTAAAAACTGGCGGCGCTTTCACAATGAAACGCTGGCATTTTGAAAACTGTAAACTCATAGAAAGGTAAACATCATGGCTACTGGATCACAGATTCCTTTTAACCCCCAAGGCAAGACCGTTGTCATTGCCGCCACCACCACAGCCCCAACAGGCCTTCAAGCGCCTGTTGACACAAAATACACGCCCCAGGCCACAGGCCAGTACCGCATCGTCAACTCCGGCACCGTGGCCGTGTTCCTTGGCTTTGGCTCCACAGCAGCAGATGCCGCCGCCAACGCGGTGGCCCCAGTGGCTGGTACGCCATCAAATGCCCTCGCCTTGCTGCCGGGTGCCATCGAGGTCTTGCGCTTCACACCCAACACCTTCTTCAGCGGCCTGGCAGCTTCGGCCACTTCCGTCTACATCACCCCAGGCGAAGGCCTGTAACTCCATCATGGAAACCGCAGACATGGCCGAGATCGACCCTGTGAAATATGGTGTGCTCTGGGAGCGCGTTCAGAACTACGAGCGCCGCTTTGACGAGATGTCCAGCAAGATGGACAAGATGGAGGCCAACGTCGAGAAGCTGGTGGCCCTTGCCAACCAAGGGCGCGGCGGCTTCTGGGCAGGCATGGCCTTTGTCTCGTTTGTCTCCAGCGCCATTGGGTTCGGCTTCAGTTGGCTCAAGGGTCACTGAGCGTGTTCTCCCTTGGCCCACGCTCCAAGCAGCGCCTCAAAGGGGTTCACCCTGATCTGGCGCGTGTTGTTGAGCGTGCTATCGAGATCACGACCGTGGACTTCACGGTGCTTGAAGGTCTGCGGACACCAGAGCGCCAGAAGGCACTTGTTGAAGCCGGAGCCAGTCAGACGCTCAACTCACGCCACCTGACGGGTCACGCTGTTGATCTGGGAGCTTGGGTCGGAGATGAGGTGCGATGGGACTGGCCGCTGTACCACAAGATTCACATTGCCATGCTTGCAGCATCCATTGAGTTGCAGATCCCAATCGAGTGGGGTGGCAACTGGAAAATGCGTGACGGACCCCACTACCAGCTACCTTGGAAGGCATACCCATGATCTGGCAAGCACTCATCCCGGTCATTGGTGGCATCTTGGAAAAGGTGCTGCCCGACCCACAGGCAGCGGCAGACGCCAAGATCAAACTACTCGATCTGGCCCAGCGTGGCGAATTGGCGGTGCTGGATGCAGAAACCAAACTTGCGTTGGGTCAGCTTGACGTGAACAAGGTTGAGGCGTCCACCGATATGTTCCGTGGCGGCTGGCGTCCGGCAACCGGCTGGGCGTGCGTTTTTGGTCTGGTGTACCAGTTCCTTGTCCAGCCGCTTTTCCCCTGGTTGCTGGCCGTTCTAGGCGTCTCCGTGCCACCGTTGCCGCCCATCGACAACGAGACGCTCATGGTCTTGCTGACTGGAATGTTGGGTTTGGGCGGTCTACGCACGTTCGAGCGCATAAAAGGCAAAGCTTAGCCAACCCATCCACAGCATTCCAAAGACCGCCAGCAGCACCCAGTAGGCTAGCTTCCGCAGTTGGTAGCGCCAGACGCTTGGCGGCAGTGGGTCGGCAGCTTTCATGACAGGCTTGGCCTTCGCTACTCGGGCCGGGCACTCGCGGCCTTGGTTACAGTCATTCGTGCAGCAGTTCATTTCATCTCTCCTTTCGTTGTTGGTCTTGGGCAGTCCTCTGGCGGCACTACAACGGCCCACACGGCCTCGTATTTGCTTTTTGGTGCATCACCCTTGGTCCATCGGTCAATGTAGGCGTCTGGCATGTTTTTGAGGGCCGTGCGGGTCGGTCCTTGCGTTGCTGGAATCAGCTCGACCAACTGCTTTATGGTCAGGCCATCGGTGTGCACACGCAGGACGGCACGGATGACCGGGTGGTTGGCCTTCATGTGTTGCGCTCCTTGAGTTTGGCTTCGATGGCTTCAGCATAGTCAAAATCGATGTTTGAATTTCCACCCAACTTACACTTCAACCCAAGCTCTTTGCCGATGGTTAACACCTCATCTTTTGTGAGTCCGACCCAAGGCCGCTGTGCTGCGGGTGGGGTGGTGTAGCCACGCTCACGCATTACATACCTGATAAGGTCACATACCTGATCCCATTGCTGTCTGAGTGGCCGACTCTCAGAAAAACCAGCACTGCAACGCCCCACGCTTGCCATGATTTGCGAGTTGGTCAATTCTTCCCACGCCACAGACTCCTGTTGCACAGGTGCTGGCTGTGCGGGTGGGGTGGTGTAGAGAGGGATCGGATCACCAAAATCGCATGACGCCTTCACATCCTTGTACCTGCCCATTACTGCGCACGTTTCACGATCACCATTCTGTTTTTCAAAAGTGATGATCCACGCCACCGGCACCTGAACAGGTGCCGGTGGCGTGGTTGGGGCGGTGTATGGCTGCCCACAGTTATGGCACTGTACAACGCCGTTAAATGGATTCCACTTGACTGCACTTGTATCTGTGTAGCCGCAACAAAGCAGTGCCACAGGCGCTGGCTGTGCAGGCGGTCGTGCTGAAAGAAACTCACGCGCAATATCAGCGTGCTTGGCTGGGTCTTTCAACATTGCTTGCAGATGGGCCAATGCACTCATTCGATGTGCGTCAAACTGCAAGGCAATGGCGCGCCACTTGTTTTCCGCATCCTGCACAGGCTGCTCCAAGGCTTGCTTGATGGCGGCGATGGCCTTTTCCTGTCGCTTTCTTTGTCCTTGAAGGGCAGGGGCATAGTCAGAATCGTCGGGTACAAGTTCTTTCAACGACCGCAGCGCCAGCTTCATTGCTTCTTTGCTCATAGCCCCAGCTCCTTCAATGTAGCTTGCAACCCGGCCAAGCCGCCCACGCGCTGGCCTTCGATAAAAATCTGAGGCATCTGGCGGATGCCACCGAACAACCGCTCACGCTCGGCATGGGTCATGGTCTCAGCGTTCACTTCCTCATACCCGATTCCCTTGTCATCCAGTAGCCGTTTGGCTGTGGTGCAGTTGGGGCAGTTGCTTTTGCTGTAGATGACGATGTTCACTGTTGCTCCTTTAATGTTGTGAAAATGCTAGCCCCACATCGTTTGCACTCAAAGATGTAGTGATTTGGGGTGCGGTACTTGATGGCGAAGAAACTCGGCTCCCATCGGTGTTTGCAGTTCATGTGAGCTCCTCGTAATCCCATTGGCACCCGCATCGCGGGCAGTGAACGCGGTCTTTCAATAGGTGGAACAGTTGGTTCTCACACAACTGGCAAGACCACACTTGAGACCCCGGGGCCGGTGAGACATCAAACTTGCTACGACCGCGCATGCTCTTGCACTCGGGGCACTCGAACTCCATGGTGCCCGGCTCCCACACGGCGGTCCATTCGTGGTCGCATGCTTGGCAAAACAACTCCCCAGCTACATGCGGCTCACGCTCTTTTTTGGCTTTGGCAAAGTCAATGATGTCAGTCATGCTTGCCCCTTGCTCGAATGGTGGCGGCAAGATCAAAAGCAAGATCAGCACCTTGCGAGACTTCATGGAACACGCCAACTTCTTCACACACCTTTGCACACGCCTCACGCTCATCAGCACGGACAGACTCAACAAGGCGTTGAAGCGATTCGGAAGACATCACGTATTCAACATCACAGTTCTTGTTTTGTTGCGCTCGTCCACCAGCCTCACGGGCCATGTCTATCGTGCTGCGCACCTTGGGTATGCACCCATGCTTGAGGCAGTGCGCCACGGTCTCGCATTCATTGCATGTAGTCATTTGGACACCTCGCGCATCTCCCAACCGAGAAGAAACATGGGCCAGCGTACTTGCAAGCCGGGGTTTAAATATTTGCCTGTTGGCGACTTAGAAAAGTCATCATGTCCTTTGCCGCGCATCACGGCCTCAAACACTCGTTGTGCTTGGCTCATGTCAACTCCTTTTCGGCCAACTCGTCGGCCATCTTTGCCCAATATTCTTTTGAGATCGCGGCCATCCACAGGCCACAAGCCGCATAGTCTCCAGAGGCCAGCCACTTTCCAAGCAGCTGCTTGTCGGTGTCTGTTGCAGCCTCCATTGCCTCAATCACGTTGTGGCCGTCCCTCGGGTCGCAGGCCTCACCGTGTTTCAGCAACTCCAGCCCACGCGCTTCAATCGCATCAGCCAGGCGCTCTGCGTGGTCGTCATCGCCCTGGCGCTGGCCCATCATTGATGTGTTCATGCAGGTCATGCTGCTTCTCCTGTTGCTTTGGCGATGGCTACGCGGGCTTTGACGTGCAGATCGTTAACGCAATCGTTAACACAATCAATCGGGACAATGGAATCCCAAAACCCGACAATCTCCTTCAAAGTCTCCAGCAGGTCAGGCGCTGCGGCGATCAGCCGTGCATTTGCCATGGTGACTTTCTGATCGCCAATGTTCAACCAGGTCGGGGCGTGGATTGAAACCCAGCCATCTGGGGTGTTGTAAACCGTGGCAATGTCGCCTTGAGGCGTTTTTTGAGGAATAACGACCCACGGCCCTGGTGCGTGCTTTGCGGCGCTCATGATGACCACCACGCAACGAGCAATGCGGCCATGCCGACACCAATCAAGAAGGCCAAGGCATAGGGTGCCAGGCGCTTCAAAAGCGGCTCCTTGCGGCCATAGCCCTGCACCCAGGTGCAGTCGGCGTAGTTACGGGGGGTTGTGTAATTCTTCATGTCGTTTTCTCCTAAAGGTGGGGCCAGTGGCCCCGGTTGATTAAGCTGTCAAAAATTTGTGACGGCGAACCTGGGCAGTGGCATAAGCCCAGGCAGTTGCTGTTGCCTGAGATGGAAAAGTTTTGCTGCGCTGCTGCACGCCAAACTCTTTCCACTCGCCGTTAACTTTGCGTGCGTTTTGCACCCAAGCGGCAAAGGTTGTGCCGTTGTTGTTCAAGCCGACAACCCAGCCAACCTATCGGCCTTTGTTGTCATTGCGACCTGTGCCAATGTAGGTTTCAAAAAGATCGTTGTAGTCATTTGCCATGTCGGTTACTCCGGTTTGGTTTGTTGCGATGCCCACATCTTACCACAATATCTCACAGTCCAATCAACCTAGGACAAACCCTTACATCGCAGTGATTTCAACGTCGTGCGGTTTGCGCTTTCCATCCAGCAGGTCATGCAGTCGTTTTTCGGTCAGGCGGTGGCATCGAATCATCGTGCGTGCAGGCAGCACGTCCAGCAGGGCCGCGTAGTCCTCCAGAATGGCCCTCACGGCCTGAATGCCTGCACCGTCCAGCCGGATCGCAGCGCCAGCCAGGTTGCGCCTGCCTGCCATGGCCAGCGCGGTAATGGCATCCATCAGCAGGCCTGAAGCGTCCTCGCAGACCTTCATGGCCTCGATCAGCGTTTCCATCAGGTTGACCGCATCCGACACGACCCGCCAATCGTCGGTCGTAGGGCTTGCACCTTTTTCCATGGCGGCCAGCCCCTCATACATGCGCGTGAGCTGGTGCGTGCGGTACTCCAGCGGCAGTGGCTCGGTGGGGCTGGCCATCATCTCGTCAAGAATGGTGTAATGCTTGGCTCGTTGGGCCGGGCGCTTCTTCCCGGCCTTCTTCACACGAACCCCCGCAGGTCAGGGGCTTTCCACCCGGGCGGCTTGCCGATCTTCCCGCCTTCCAAAATCACAGGCTTGCCGTCGACCAGCTTGGCATCGTTGGAGTCCAGCACGGCAGCATCAGCCCCCGGCTTGTCCATTTCTGCCATGTAGGCCACGCCATTGCCAGTCACCTCGGTGTCGCACAGGGCGTCCAGCGCATCGGCGCGAAGGTGCACAGGGATGTAAACAAACTGCTCTCGGCGCTTCAGTTTGCCAGCGAACCATTCCAGATCGGTGCGCGTGCGCTCCAGCAGCTTGCCGTAACCCTCAGAATCAGAGCGCAGAGCCCCAAGAAACTCGCAGAATTCTTCAAGGTGGCAGCCAATCTGCACAGACAGATTTTCGGTGTCAGGCTCTTTGCCGCAGGCTTTGAGCCATGCTTCGGTGCGTTCGTAGCTGGTCATGGTTTTTTCTCCAAAATGATTGCTTCCAACACATCCATTGACTTGCACAAATCTTCGTGCAAATAGTCAGGGAGACTTGCCGCAGGCTGGCTGAATGCCCACGACTCCATTGCAGACAACAGTTTGATTGCTGCCAAGGCTTGTTCTTTGGTCATGCCTTGCTCTCCTTGGCAATTCCCAGCTTGACCAAATGCAGGATCTGCGCGGCCAGCGTGCGGGTGTTGGCCTCGGCCATCTTGCGCAGCTCACGCTCCACATCGGCAGGCAGCCGAATCGTCATGTAGCGGTCTTTCACGGCGGTGGTCATCACTCACCATCAGCTTCAAACATGTCCACAGTGGCCCCGACACCTGCCAACTCAATCGGGTGGCCGCTACTCAGCAAGTTGACCAGATCATCCTGCGATGCCACCTCAACATCAAAGCAGGCCTGGGCCACATGCCGCATGGCCTGCGCCTGGTTTGCGGCTCTCACCAGTCGGTGGCGGTTGCTCTCAATGTCTGTCACGACATAAATTCTTGTGCTCATTTCTCACTCCAAATTTGTGATGGTTAAAAAGGCCTGAATCTGCGCTTTTGCAGCCTCAGCACCTTTGCACACTTTAACACAATACCCCACTTCCTCAAGATACTTGATCCAGTCTTTTTGATCGGAACTCACGCTCCCGCCCTTCGTGCGCTTCATCTCAATCCACAGCTTCCAGGCAGGAATGAACAGGTCAGGCACGCCAGCAGATGCCCCGGTAGCCTTCAACTTGGCGGCCACGGCAGGGTGGCGATGGCCACCGTTCGGGATGGCAAAGATGCGAACATCGGGGTATGTGCGGCGAAACCATTGAACAAACAGCATTTGCTCGCGGTCTTCGCTGGGAATTGGTTCGGCGCTCAAAACGGCACCTCCTGTTCCCACTTCGGGCACTCGCCCACAGCCTCGGCAAACTCTGCTGGCGGCTGCATGAAGAACTCCACACACATCCCATCGGTGCCGTAGTGCTCGCACGTGTGGCAGCAGCGCGGTGGGCCAGCGGCCAGCCAGCGCTTGTAGTCGGTCACAAAATCCGGTTCGGCATGGCGGCTCATTTCAATTCCTTAAAGTTTCCCCATTGATCTGCCATCGCGTCCGCAATGCCTTGATATGTCTTGCTGCGCAGCTTCCAACGGTCTTTGCTCGGAGGCAGTTTGTTTTGTCCGCTGTCAGTCTGGTTGCCCCAACGCGGTTTGCCGTTGATGATGCGTGGCTCAACCATCCGCGTTGGTCTGAGCAACGGCAAGCCCTTGAGCCACAAGCAGGTCTTCTTGCTGGCGTCGTGGCCAAACTGGTTCGGCTGAATGATTTGGTCGGGCTTGCGGATGCGCGAGCTAATGACGCTGACAGGGTTCTCGATGGCGATGCGCTTGATAGGCGCGTCCATGAACAAGCGCACAAAGTCCAGCGCGTCTTCGGTCAGCTTGGGGTCGCGCAGGCCACGGGTGGTCCAGTGCATACCACTGACAGACAGATAGGTGCAAGGCGGGTGTGCGATCAGCAAGTCCCACTCTTGACTCAGCAGCTCACGCACATCGCCTTGATGGTGCGGCCCTGGCTGTTCGCTAGGCAGCAGATCACACGACATGGCAAAGTGACCCTGCGCACGAAATGCATCCCGCACCGCTCCGCTGGATTCGCAGGCGATCAAGACTCTCATTTCAATCCCCTTTGCATTGCCTTCACCCAGCACTTGGCACAGTGCCACTTCTGGCGCACCTCAACCCCGCCACGTGGCTCGCTTTGCAACTTGCACAGGTCACACTCGCGCAGCTTTTGCGCCTTCACTGTTTCGTCGATCATTCCCAGCTCCTTTTTAAAACACGAAAGAATTTCCCGTCCTTGCGATACTCGATCAACTTCGGCGGCGTGGCGTTGTTGAGGTTTTGGACCATCTCAATCATGGTCTGCACATTCAGGCCGCCGTCCACAATGCTGGCGCTGTTGGCCATGCTTACCAACTGGCTCATGGCACGCTGACCTGCATAGCCTTCATGCAAGATCGGCAGGTATTCGGTGATCGGCGCATCACTTAGACCGCCGTAGTAGGTCACGGCCAGCATCTGCTTGCCGGAGGCCTTGCTGACGTGCTCACGCCACGCCCAAGCGCTTACCTCAAGCTCCTTTCCTTCCAGTCCCATGATGTCGTCATTTCGCAACACCATTGCCTTCTTTACCGGCTCAGGGAATGCCGCACCGCAGGCCGGGCAAGTCATCGCTGAGATGTGCACCAGCTCCCCGCACGCATCGCACACCTTCACGGGTGCCTCACCCTCCCCATCGCCTGCCGACTTCTTCGGCGGCTGCACATTCGTGATCGGGCCGTGCATTTCCACCACCCCGGCGAAGTCCAGCACCAGGCAGTCAGCCTTGCCAGAGTGCGGCCTCATGCCTCGCACGGCCATTTGCAGGTACAGCCCAGGCGACATCGTGGACCGTAAGAATGCAATGCAGTCCAGCGCGGGAAAGTCGTAACCAGTGGTCAAAATCCCTACGTTGCACAGCGCACGCAACTTGCCAGATTCAAAGTCGGTCAGCTTGCGCTCTCGCTCCGCTTTGCTGTGCGTTGCGTCCAGGGCTTCGGCAGCAATGCCAGCAGCACGCAGGCACTCGGCCACGGCCTCAGAGTGCGCAACACCAGAGCAGAAAATCAACCAGTGCTTGCGACTGATTGCCTTTTCAATGATCTCCTGCACCACGGCATGGTTGTGGTCATCGGTGTTGAACTTGGCCTCCATCTCGGATGCGATGTATTCGCCCTGGCGCTTGTGCAGTCCATCGGTGTCCAGCTTGTGCTTAGTAATTTTTGAGCGCAGCGGCACAAGGTGGGTTTTGAAGACCAACTCCTCAATGCTTACCGGTTCCAAAATCTCGGAAAAGATCGCGGTCGGCCCTTCGGTTATCAGACCCTGGCCAAGACGATACGGGCTGGCGCTCAGGCCCACAATCCGCATGGCCGGGTTGATCTTCAACAGGTCAGCGATCAGTTTGCGGTAAATGCCACCCTCAGCAGTTGAGACAGCGTGCACCTCGTCAATGATGCACAGGTCAATGTGTCCGATCTCCTTGGCACGTTTGGCCACAGAGCCAATGCCAGCGTATGTGATCGGCTCCCCAAGATCGCGCCTGCCCACGCTGGCGCTGTAAATGCCAAGCGGCGCACCTGGCCACAGCTTGCGCAACTTGTCGGCGTTTTGCAAGATCAGTTCCTTGGAATGCACCAGCATCAAGATGCGCGTGTCCGGCCAATTTTGCAGTGCATCCTTTGCCAGCGATGCGATCACCACAGACTTGCCAGACCCGCCTGGCATATTTAGCACTGGATGGCCGGTCGCGTTCTTTTCAAACCACGCATAAAGCATGTCCAGTGCGCGTGTTTGATATTCACGCAGTTGCATCAGTAACTCTCCCCACTTTTAATCCGGCCAATAGTTGTTGCACTCACGCCAAACATGGCTGCAAGTTTTTGATGGGGTATATCCATTTTTCTAATCTGGTCTGCTTGCTTATTGGTCAGCTTTGCCAACCCTTTTTTATTTTCACCACGGCCAGTAAATGAGCGTTTTTTCTGCACCATGTCGTGCATGTTGTCGTGATGCGTGCCAACAAAAAGATGATTTGGATTGACACACAAAGGCGTGTCACATTTATGGCAAACGTACATGCCTTGCGGTATTGCTCCATGTACCAGTTCAAATGAAAACCTGTGTGCGCCAATTGACTTTCGGTCATCAGTCCAATGCCTTGGATACGCCACGCCTTTGCTGTTTGGCCTTGTTCCACCAGTCCACATCCAGCATCCAGATTCGTCAATCTCATACTTTTGATGAAATCGCTCAATGGCATTTCCATCATCGACTTTTCGACTGCCGTGGTCGTTGACATCTCCACGCTTGAGCAGCCTTCTGTAATGCTTGTCACAGTATCCTTTTGATACAGCATCACGCTCACATCCATCAAATGCACATTGCATGTCGTTCTCCTTGTGTCAGTAAGTCCATTTTATAGGAATGACAGACACAACACAACCACGCATACAGCTGGTCGATGGTGCGTTGTTGGTATTCACGCAGCATCACGGCCCCTTGCGCGGATGGCATCAACGCATTCCATGGCTATGCCGTAAATGGTGTATTCAGCCACGTTGTTGTTGGGGTCGCTTGGGTCGCCTTCTGCAATTTTTTCGCACACCTTTGCACAAGCCTCACGCTCGGCTTTTACCCCAGCCAACCAACCCTCCCACGCCCAGAAAGCTGGAGTTCCTTCAACATAGGGGTTGTCCTCGGTTAACAGGTCTTTGTTCCACCAGTCGTTAAATTCTGTTTTCATCCCACAACCCTCCCGCCAAACTGCTTGCGCATGTCATGCAACTGCGTCCAGCCCTTATCAGCACAAGCGGCAGCATTGGCCAGCAGTTCTTTAGACCCAAAAACACCCTCGTTCTCAGGATCGCCATTGGCCACATTTACGCCATTGATTTCGTACACCGCAGTGAACTCGTCCGGCCCATCCTTGCGCTGCCACGGCACCAAGTCTGGGTGCAGGACATGGCCCTCGCATCCGGTGCGCTGGGCATCCACGGGGATCACGTCATCCCACTTGACGCAGTGCCAGGTCGAGTCCGACAGCGGGGTTGACAGGGCGCAGGTGCGGCAATTCACATGCTGGGTGGTCTTGGTGTAGGCGCAAAACTGCGAAGCCTCGCAAAACTTGCATTGATACCAGGTCGCGGGGTCAGCACTTATCGGCTCGGGCATCCGGTCAAGCAGAGCAATGCGCTGTCCTCGCGCAATGGCAGGCAGCGCCACATCCTTGTTGAACTTCACACGCTCGGTGTGAATGCGGTCATCGTCTTTGCACACGGCTAGATACAAGGCACGGTCCAAGCCAGTCCCGGCCATGTAGACTTGCATCTGCACAAAGTGCTCGGGCTTTGACTTTTCCACGCCATCTTTGACCAGCGCGTCGAATGACTTTTTGGAGTGGGTCTTGAACTCAGCAACGTGCTTGGTCTTTGGCGCTTCAGGCACGCCAGAGTCGATGATGGCGTCCAGGCTTCCAGACACATGGCTGCCAAAGTCAACACGGTGCTGGCTCGACACCTTGCGCACATCCAGACCAATGGCACGCAAGTCGCTGATGATGTTGGCCTCCTCTTGGTGGCCACGACGAAACAATCGCAGGATGCGGCCCGGAAATGAGGGCTGCACCGCCCAACGGAACGACAACCACAGCCAACGGTCACAAGGGTGGCCAAGCCCACTGGCCCCCATGTGAGGGCGCGGCGGCTCGGCCGTTGCCTCGTGCGCTTTGTCAATCAAGGCCTGAATGGTATGCTCTGACTCTGGTATCTTCATGTTGCTCTCCTCAAGGGTAATTTGCCCAGGCTCTCATCGGCCTGGGCATTTTTTTTGGTTACTTCTTTGCCCAAGGCGGCGCGGCCTTGGCAGTGGCCGCAGAGGCACCAGATGCAGGCATAGAAGCAGCCGCAGGCGCTGCACTACCTGACACAGACTTGAAGCCCTTCACCTCGTTGCTGGCCCCATACTGCGCGTCCTGCTTCACGTCCAGCTTGATCGACAGATTGCCCCCGATCAGTTGGTCGGTGTCCGTGACCTTGGCCAAGCCAATCGCACGCATGATGTCGCCCAACTGCTGACGCCCAATTTCCTCCGCTTTCGGGTTTGGGTTCTTGATGTTCAGGTTGCCGAACACCACGCGCCCTTGGTGGGTCGGGCCAGTCACGTCATAGCGCAGTTTGATGTACTGGCCATTGCCTGCCTTCGTGGACTTCAGCTCGGCCTCTGAGATGGTCACGGTGTACCAGCCAGCAGGCAAAGGCTCAAAGTTTCCTGTGCCTTGCGGCAGCTCGTTGACGTCAAATGCTTCGTTTAAAAATGCCATGATGATTACTCCTTGGGGGTGATAGAAAAAGACGGACGGCCAGGCTTGGCCGTAATTGCACCGGCCAACGGGCCTGTGATCGTTTCGTCGGCGGCTTTCCAGGCCGACATGTTCAGTTCAGGCTTCCAGCGGAACAGCGTTGCAAGGTGATCGCTCAGGCCATGCTCGGCGGCAAGCTCTTGCACTTTGTCCCCGTCAACCTTGCGGTCGATGCGGCCAGCGATCTTGATGACATACTGCCCAGGCTCGACGGTTTGGGTGCTGTCGAGGTTTTCAGTGATTCTTGCCAGCTTCTTGATGTGGTCCTCAATATCGCGTCGATCCTCTGTTGCATCTTTCTCAGCCTGTTTTGCACGCAGCCACATCTGCGCCAGCTCGTTCATGTCGGTTGTGGAGATCATGCTGCACCGCCTTCCAGCTCAGCGAGTTCTTTGCGTAGCCGATCAGCTTTGCGCTTTTTTTCAGCAGCTACGGCCTCTTCTTCTTTCGCCCGCAAAATGTTGTGTGTCGGTTTGTTGATCAAGCCGTGCGTGAAAGCGTCGTGGGCGCTCAGGTAATCGCCAAGCGGAATGTCTGCCATGCCTAAGCCTGGCGGATCGACCTCCAATATTTCGTAGTCGCGGTCGCCATCGCTTGTGGCATCAAGCGCAAGCCAGCAGCCGGTATCGGTCACGATCACCAGGCGGGCATGTCGCTTTCCGCCAGTGCTCTCAATCACGGCCTTGATCGTGTGACCAACAAGGCCTTCCAGGCTTCGTAGTTGGATTTCTTGGTCGAGAATCATGCCTTCCCCCCAATCTTGGCAATGATCGCGCCCAAGTCCGGCGCTTCCCATCCAGACAGCTTGCCAGAGCGATCCTTTGCCAACCACAGGCCGTCAGAGTCGCACATCAAGGCGCGTTGCGTCACGCCCTCGGCATCGCGCTCGACCCGCAAGGCCAGAACCTCATCGAAGAAATAGGGCAGGGCTTGGCCAGTTTTGTTGCCGGGCATCGAAGGGCTGTACAGCACCCGCCCCATTTCGTCCTGCGTCTTTTCCAGCTTGGCAGACATGTAGACATGCTTGCCGGGAAGGTCACGGAACGCACGGATGATGTCGGCCATCTGCTCTTGCATCGCACCGTAGGCAGCCCGCGGGTCTTTGTTCGCCTTCTTCTCGGTGTTCAGGCACACCTCGGCAATCTCGCTGATCGAGTCCAAAGCCACTGACTGAAATCCTGCCGCCTCTGCGCTGCCTGTCAGCCAGGAATAGGCCTCGCGCAGATCATCCATCGAGGCGATCTCAATGTAGGGCAGATCAGCATCCTGAATGGACAGCAGGCCACCCTCAGCACTCAGCACAATTGGATTGGGCAGCGTCTTGACCAGCGTAGTCTTGCCAGCCCCAGCTTGCCCATAAACCAACAACTTCACACCATTGGCTGTCAAGCCTCCGGTCGTCTTCAAATTGATAGCCATCTTCGGCTCTCCTTCTTTTGCACCACTGTCAGGGAATCTGTTTGTGGTGTGGGGGAATCATAAACCATTTTTTAGGGTAAGATTCACACATCGAAAGATTTTTTTTCAATAAGGACAAACCAAAATGATGACCCTCGAACAGATACGAAATGCACTTTCAGACCGAATGCCAGTCAAGGTGGCAGAGGCAACCGGCGTGCACTACAACACCATCCGCAAGGTGCGCGATGACCCGAACGCAAACCCCACGCACAAAGTCTTGCAGGCTCTCTCAGACTATCTGGAAAGCCGCAAGGTGACGCATGGCTGACCTCTCCAACGTCCTCGGCGGCCCATGGGCACCGCCACAAGAAAAGCGACTTGACCCGCCAGAGGTGCAACTGCTTAACGCCATTTTGGAAGCTGGTTTGAATGAGCCAGACAAACCGATTGAGCTTGACGGGAAAATGCACCGCTTTAAAAGCGGCAGCAAAGGCACCGCAGGTTATGACAAATCAGGCTGGTACATTGGCTATTCGGATGGAGTTCCTTCTGGAAGATTTGGCTGTTGGCGGCTTGGCTTGGATCAGGTTTGGCGTGCAGACATTGGACGCAAACTCACAGCCAGCGAAGAAATGGCCAACGTCCGGCGCGTTGCAGAAGCACGGGCCGTGCGCGATGCAGTCATGGAACGCCAGCATCAAGTGGCCAGCGAGACGGTGGAAAAGATTTGGACCGGCGCTCAGGCAGCACTTCCAGATCACCCCTACTTGGCCAGAAAAGGCATCAACCCTCACGGCGCACGAATTACTGGAGATGGAAGGCTCATTGTTCCGCTTTATGATCAAGACGGCACGCTTTCCAGCCTGCAATACATTGCCGCATTGCAAGATGGAAAAAGCGAAAAGAGATACCACACGGGCGCTGAGTCTGGCGGCAAATTTTGGATCGTCGGAACAATGGACGAGCCGGGCACGCTCTATGTGGCCGAAGGCTTTGCAACTGCGGCAACCATCCATGAAACAACAAACCGCCCATGCGTTGTGGCTTACAGCGCATCCAGTTTGGTTCCGGTCACAGGCAGCCTGCGCGAGATGTACGGCGCAATTCAAGACATCGTTATCGTGGCGGACCATGATAAGCACGGCGTTGGCCAAAAATATGCAGACCAAGCCAGTGCCAAGCACGGGGCCAGAGTCATCTTGACTCCGATAGAAGGCATGGACGCCAACGACTATGCACAGGCAGGGCACGACCTGGCAGGCTTGCTGATTCAGCAGACCGGCTCAGAGGTCATGGACAAGCTCAAGGTGGTCTTTGGCGACCAGCTTGGCAGCGAATATGAAGCCCCAGACGAACTGGTCGAAGGCCTCATGACCATCGGCAGCTCGGTCGTGGTCTACGGGGACAGCAACTCGGGAAAGACATTTTGGGCACTCTCAGTGGCCACAGCCATCGCCACAGGCTCAGACTGCTATGGACTCAGGACAGACCCAGGCTTGGTGGTCTATCTGGCCAGCGAAGCCCCTGGCAGCATTCGGTCCAGGATGCAGGCCATCAAGAAATACCACGGCTGTGACTTGGCAAACCTTGCCATGGTGCCAGTCCCCATGAACTTCTACAACGGCGACCAAGATGCCCATGACGTGATTGAGCTGGTCCGGGCCATCGAGCAGATCAAAGGCCAGCGCGTGCGCCTCATCATCGGCGACACCTTGGCCAGAATGAGCGCAGGGGCCAACGAAAACAGCGGCGAGGACATGGGGCCAGTCATGGCCAGATTTGACCAAGTGGCCACGGCCACCGGTGCGGCCCTCATGATAATTCATCATAACGGCAAAGACGCAGCCAAAGGCGCTCGCGGCTGGTCAGGCATCCGCGCCCACATTGACACCGAGATCGAGGTGGTGGAGAAAGAAGGCATACGCTCAGTCACCGTCACCAAACAGCGCGAACTGCCCAGCAAGGGCAACACGATCTATTTCAAGCTGGAAGTCATTGAGATGGGAACAACCAAGTTTGGCAGCTCGGCCACCACTTGTGTGGCTGTTCCAGATGAAGAAGCTGTTGCCACAAATCCCCACAAAAAACCAACTAAGCATGACGAAAACATGCGTACCCTTGAGCGATCATGGTGGGACAGCAAAGCAGAAATGCGGAATGGTTTACCCTACATCAGCAGGTCAGCTTTGAAAGAATTTTTGGTCAAAAACGGATCCACAGAACGCACAGCCAGGAATAAAACTGAGGCCTCAAGACCAGGCTCTTTGATTTTGGAGATGCTCAATTCAGAGGTTTTGGAAGCTCATGAGCATGGTTGGATCTTCATCAATGACGCCCAAGTCAGTGCCATGATGATGCAAAAGAACGGGGGGAAATCTTGCCCCTAATGCCCCTCACTGCCCCTAGGGGTGAAAGGGGCAAAAGGGGCAAAAGCCCGGAAATATGCCCCTCCCCTCCCCTTCCCCTTATAGGGAAGGGGAAAGGGGCAACCGGGATGCGGCGAAAAAAGGCAAAGTTATCCACAGAAATGTAAACAGGTACTAACATGACAGAACAAACCAACGTCAACGAAATGCTCGCAAGCCGTGAGGCCAGATACGGCAGCTTTGAAGGCCATGCCGAGATCAGCCAACAACTTCAGAACGTGATACGGACATACGAAGCCAAGCGCGGATGTGATCTAGATCCAGACCAGCGCGAAGCCCTTGAGATGATCGCCCACAAAATCGCACGAATTTTGAACGGTGATCCGAACTATGCCGACAACTGGATCGACATCGCAGGCTACGCCACCTTGGTAGCGAACCGACTGGAAAAAGAGGACAATCAACCATGACCACAAAAACACACAAAACGAAAGCAGCAAAGCCCACAAAGCCAGGCAGTGAAGACCGGGCCAAGGTCAGTGCATTGGTGCTGCAAGGGATGCGCAGTGGCTTGAGTGCTTTTAAGGCGTGCCAACAAGCAGGGATTTCACACAGTACGTTTCTCAAGTGGGTGAGCGAGGACGAATCGTTGCGTGACAGTTACGCACACGCGAGGGAAGATCTGATTGAACGCATCGCAAATGATGTGATGGATTTGAGCGATGCCGATGTAGGAATGCTGCCAGATGGCAAAAAAGACTGGGCAGCGGTGCAAAAGCACAAACTGCAAGTGGACACCCGCAAATGGCTGTTGTCCAAGCTGGCCCCCAAGAAGTACGGCGACAAGATCGAAGTGTCGGGCGACCCGGCCAACCCGTTGGTGCAGCGGATTGAGCGTGTGGTGGTGAAGGCATGAGCGAGCTGATTACAAAATTGACAGCCGAGGCACAGCATCACCAAGGCACAGACCTTAGCAGCTTGCTGCAATGGTCAGTGCTGCACATTCAATCGCTTGAAGCGGCATTGGCCGAAGCTCAGGAAGAACGCGAGACAGAGGAAAACGAGCGCATCAGACTAGAGCGCATTTTGTTTCAAACCAAGCTGGCGGCTGAGGCGGTTGTTTATGCTGCGTCAGGCGGGCTTGTGCCGCCGATTGCGCTTGCACGCGACCACGCACCGCACATCAACATCATGGCGCACCATGGCGTTGAGCCCTATGCAAAAAAGCCAAGAGCGAAAAAATCATGAGCCTTTTCACCGACATTCAACACCGCACCCGTGACGATGCAGGGTGCGCAGTATGGCGGTTTTCATGCTGCAACGGTCATCCGGCAATGCGCCAAGATGGAAAAACCGTGTTGGTGCGCCGCGCCATTTGGCAGGACTTGCATGGCGACATTGAACCAGGCAAGATCATCCGCATGACCTGCGAGACGACTGGCTGCGTGCACCCAGATCACATGCAGTTGACCACATACCAACGCTTGGCCAAACACCTTGGCTCGCTTGGCATCATGTCTGGACCTGTGCGAAGCGCCAAGATCGCGGCCACCAAACGCGCGAAATATGCCAAGCTCACGTCAGATGCCGTGCAGGAGATTAGGACCAGTGAAGAAACAGGCCGCGCCATGGCCAAGAAGTTCAACGTGGACGAAAAGCACATCAGCCGCATCCGGTTGAATCATTGCTGGAAGCAGTTTTCAAGCCCGTGGGCTGGCCTATGAGCGTCTTGCAACTCCCCACCCCCGAGTGGGCGCTGCCCCTGCTCAACCCCAGCCGCTACAAAGGCGCATGGGGTGGCCGCGGCTCCGGCAAGTCTCACATGTTTGCCGAGCTGATGATTGAGTCGCACATCATGGACCAGAAGCGCAGAAGCGTCTGCGTGCGCGAGATTCAGAAGTCTCTCAACCAGTCCGTCAAGCGCCTGCTGGAAACCAAGATCGAAAGCATGAATGCCGGAGCTTACTTTGAGGTGCAAGATGCCGTCATCAAGTCCCGCAAGGCCGATGGGATGATCATCTTTCAAGGCATGCAGAACCACACCGCCGACTCGATCAAGTCGCTGGAAGGCTACGACTGCGCGTGGGTCGAAGAAGCCCAAAGCCTGAGCCAGACCAGCCTCGACCTCTTGCGCCCCACCATTCGCAAGCCTGACAGTGAACTGTGGTTCACATGGAACCCGCGCCAGCATTCCGACCCCGTGGACTTCTTGCTGCGCGGCCCAACGCCCCCCAAAGATGCTCAGGTCTTGAAGGTCAACTTCACCGACAACCCGTGGTTTCCAAGCGTCCTGCGCGACGAAATGGAATACGACTTGCGCCGTGACCCGGACAAGTACCAGCATGTCTGGATGGGCGGCTACCTCACAAACAGCAACACCCGCGTGTTCAAAAACTGGCGCGTCGATGAGTTCGAAGCACCGCCTGACGCCATCCATCGCCTCGGCGCTGACTGGGGCTTTGCCGTTGACCCCACCACGCTGGTGCGCTGCCACATCATTGGCCGCAACCTCTACATCGACTACGAGGCCTACATGGTCGGCTGCGAGATCGTCAACACGCCCGACCTGTTCATGACCGTGCCCGAGTCCGAGAAGTGGCCCATCGTGGCCGACTCAGCCAGGCCAGAAACGATCTCCCACATGAAGCGCAACGGATTTCCAAAGATCATGACAGCCGTCAAAGGCCCAAAGTCGGTCGAGGAAGGCATCGAGTTTCTGAAGAACTACGACATCATTGTTCACCCGCGCTGCACCCACACCATCGACGAGCTGACCCTGTACAGCTACAAGACCGACACCCTCACAGGCAAAGTCCTGCCCGTGCTTGAGGACAAGAAGAACCACGTCATCGACGCCCTGCGCTACGCCTGCGAGGGCGTGCGCCGTGCAGGTGCAGCCAAACCCGCCTCATTTACGCCATTGCCCACAGCGCACCGCTGGTGAGACAATCGCACAATTCACAAGGACACCCGACCATGGCCCGACTCTCCAACGACCAACGCCTGGCAAATCTGCACACCGAAGCCCTCACGCAGTTTGATGACGTTCAGTCAGCCCTGCGCGACGAACGCTTGCAATGCCTCCAAGACCGGCGCTTTTACAGCCTCTCCGGCGCTCAGTGGGAAGGCCCACTTTGGGACCAGTACGAGAACAAGCCCAAGTTTGAGGTCAACAAGATCATGTTGTCCGTCATCCGGGTGGTCAATGAGTACCGAAACAACCGCATCACCGTGGACTTTGTGAGCAAGGACGGCCAAGAAAACGACAAGCTGGCCGATGTCTGCGATGGCCTCTACCGCGCAGACGAACAAGCATCTGTGGCCGATGAGGCCTACGACAACGCATTCGAGGAAGCAGTCGGCGGCGGCATTGGAGCGTGGCGTTTGCGCACCGTCTACGAGGACGAGGAAAACGACGAGGATGACCGCCAGCGCATCCGCATCGAGCCCATCTTCGACGCCGACAGCTCGGTCTTCTTTGACCTCGGGGCCAAGCGCCAGGACAAGTCAGACGCCAAGTTCTGCTTCGTCGTCACCAGCATGACCCGCCAGGCCTACAAAGACACCTGGGGCGACAACCCCACCGACTGGCCCAAAATCATCCACCAGTACGAGTTCGACTGGTGCACCCCCGATGTGGTCTACGTTGCCGAGTACTACAAGGTCGAGGAAAAGACCGAGAACGTCCGGATCTTCCAAGCCATCGACGGCACCGAGGAACGCTACACCCAAGCCGACTTCGACGCAGACGAGACCCTCGAAGAAACTCTGGCAGCCATCGGCACGGTCGAGGTGCGCCAAAAGCGGGTCAAGCGCAAGCGAGTTCGCAAGTACATCATGTCCGGTGGCCGCATCTTGGAAGACGCCGGGTACATCGCGGGCAAGTGCATCCCCATCGTCGTGGTCTACGGCAAGCGCTGGTTTGTGGATAACGTCGAGCGTTGCATGGGTCATGTGCGCCTGGCCAAAGACGCCCAGCGCCTCAAGAACATGCAGTTGTCCAAGCTGGGCGAGATCAGCGCCCTGTCCAGTGTGGAAAAGCCCATCCTGACCCCCGAGCAAGTGGCCGGCCACCAAGTGATGTGGTCAGAGGACAACCTCAAGGACTACCCGTATTTGCTCATCAACCCGATCACCGACCAAAACGGCAACCAGGCCGTATCTGGCCCGGTGGCCTACACCCGCGCCCCCAACATCCCCCCGGCCATGGCCGCGCTCTTGCAGATCACAGAAACCGACATGCAAGACATCCTCGGCAACCAAGCCGGGGCCGACAAGATGGTCAGCAACATCTCGGGCAAAGCCGTCGAGATGATCCAGTCTCGCCTCGATGGCCAGGCCTTTATTTACATGAGCAACTTTGCCAAGGGCATGAAACGATGCGGCGAGATCTGGCTATCCATGGCCAAGGACATCTACATCGAGGACAAGCGCAAGATGAAGACCATCGCCCAAGACGGCCAGTCCGGCATGGTCCAACTCATGCAGCCTGCCATCGACCAAGAAACCGGCGCGATGGTCATGGAAAACGACCTGTCCAGCGCCACCTTTGACGTGGTGTCCGAGGTCGGCCCATCCAGCACCAGCCGCCGCGACGCCACCGTGCGCTCCATCACTGGCATGTTGCAAATGACCACCGACCCAGACACCGCCCAAGTGCTCACAGCCGCTGCCATGATGAACATGGAAGGCGAAGGCCTCAGCGACATCAACGCCTACTTCCGCAAGAAGCTGCTCCGCATGGGCGTGATCAAGCCCACCGATGACGAGGCACAGGAGATGATGACCGAGCTGCAAGGCAAGCCACAAGACCCCAACGCCGTCTACCTGCAAGCCGCAGCCGAAGAAGCCACAGCCAAAGCCGCCCAGGCCCGTGCCAACACTGTCAAGACCATCGCAGACGCCGAACTCAGCCGGGCCAAGACCGTGGAAACACTCAGCAACGTGGACATGGATTCTCAAGACCACGCCCTGAATTTGGCCGAGCAAATCGGCGGCATTGTTCAGCAACAAACACAGCCAGTTGTCAGTCAGCCCACAATTGGGTGACAATTGCACACATACGGTCCCCGCCCAGCCGTTTTAATGGGTGAGTTGCACAGGGTCAAAGATGAATCAAAAGGCAGATCAGGAGATCGAGAACACCGACGATGACACCATCGTCCTCGAAGGCGAAGACACCCAGCAGCCCCAAGCGCAAGCCGAAGGCGAACAGGACCAAGCCACCGAAGACGAAGGCGACACCGACGATGTGATCGTGTCCATTGGTGAGGAAGCGCCACCTCCCGAAGAACAACCAGCACACGCGCCCGAATGGGTCCGCGAGTTGCGCAAAACGAATCGAGAACTTCAGCGCCAGAACCGAGAACTTCAGAGCAAGCTCCAGACCACATCGACCGAGACCAAGCCAGTCGTGTTGGGAACCAAGCCAAAGCTCGAAGATTTCGACTATGACGCCGATCAATTCGAGACAGCACTGGCCAATTGGTTTGAGCGCAAGCGACAAGCCGACGAAGCCAACGCCCGGCAAGAAGCTGAAGTTATGACTCAGCAAAAAGCCTGGCAAGCCAAGCTAGAAGGCTACGGCAAGGCGAAAGCCGAACTGCGAGTCAAAGACTTTGAAGACGCCGAGGCCGTGGCCCAGGAGTTGTTCAATGTCACCCAGCAAGGCGTGATGTTGCAAGGCGCGGACAACCCCGCCCTTGTCGTTTACGCACTCGGCAAGAACCCCAAGAAGGCAAAAGAGCTGGCCGACATCAAAGACCCCGTAAAGTTTGCTTTTGCGGTAGCGAAACTGGAGAAAGACTTGAAAGTGACCAACCGCAAAGCAGCCCCACCGCCCGAACGAGTCGTATCCGGCACAGGCCGATCCTCCGGTGCGGTGGACTCAACCCTCGAACGGCTGCGCGAAGAAGCCGCCCGTACTGGCAACATGACGAAAGTCATCCAGTACAAGGCCCAAAAGCGCAGCACCAAATGACCATTTTTTAAGGACACACCATGTCTAATGCATTTTCCAAAGAAGAACGCGTTGCGTTTGAAGACATCCTCGAAGGCTTCCAAGACCTCTTGGTCCTGAGCCGCAACGTCTCGGTCTACAACACAGACCAGACCATGATGGAGCGTGCCAACAACACCATCTGGCGTCCAATGCCCTACATCGCTCAGTCGATCAACAGCACCCCAGGCTCCAGCATCTCCAGCAGCTACCAAAACATGACCCAGTTGTCGGTTCCCTCGACATTGGGCTTCAGCAAGACCGTCCCATGGACCATGACCACCTTGGATCTGCGCGATGCCCTGCAAGAAGGCCGCTTGGGTGACAGCGCCAAGCAAAAACTGGCATCCGACATCAACGTGGCGATCATGAACACCGCAGCCGCCCAAGGCACGCTGGTCGTTCCCGTCTCCACCGCCTCCGGCGACTATGACGATGTGGCCTTGTGCGACAGCTTGATGAACGAACAAGGCGTTCCAGACTATGACCGCTTCTTGGGTCTGTCCAGCCGCGACTACAACGGCTTGGCCAGTAACTTGTCGCAAGCCAGCCGTTCTTTTGGCAATGCCAAGTCGGATCGTGCCTATGAGCGCAGCTTCGTTGGCATGGTCGCAGGCTTCGACACCTACAAGTTCGACTATGCCAACCGCATCGCAGCAGCAGGCGGCGGCACTACGACCATCGCCACCAACGGCTCGCAAGTTGACTACGTGCCCCAGGCCACCTCCACATCCGTGGGCGGCCAGATCAACGTGGACAACCGCTACCAGACCGTCACCGTGTCCAACTCGGTCGGCGTGGTTGCAGGCGACTGCTTCACCATCGACGGCATCCAAGCCGTGCACCACATCACCAAGCAATCCACAGGCCAGCTGAAGACGTTCCGCGTCATCAGCGTCCCATCCGGTGGCACAACCTTGGTGATCAGCCCTCCCATCATCGGCGCGACCAGCTCGCCCACCGATGCCGAGCTGCAATACAAGAACGTGGAAGTGGTCTCTGAGTCGGCAACCGCCAACATCAACTGGCTCAACATCGCCGCCTCGAACATCAACGTGTTCTGGCAGCGTGACGCGCTGGAAATCTTGCCCGGTCGCTACGCCGTTCCTTCCGATGCTGGCACAGCCGTGATGCGTGCCACCACCGACCAAGGCATCGAGTTGGTCATGCAGAAGTTCTACGACATCGACACCATGACCATCAAGTACCGCTTGGACACCCTGTTCGGCGTGGTCAACAAGCAGCCCGAGATGTCCGGCATCTTGCTGTTCAACCAAGCCTAATCAGGCCAACAAAATTGAAGGGGCTTCGGCCCCTTCTTTTTCATAGGAGCGCCACCCAATGAAACCAGGTCTCTACGCCAACATCGCAGCCAAACGCGAACGCATTGAAGCAGGCAGCAAAGAAAAGATGCGCAAGCCCGGCAGCAAAGGCGCACCCACTGCCAAAGATTTCAAGGCAGCCGCCAAAACAGCCAAGCCAAAGAAGGCCATGAAATGACCCAAGCATTCCCCGCCCTCGTTTACCGCAGCCCAGGCGAGAACAAAAAGCCCGGTGGCGGAACGTACAAATACATCGGCGTTCAGTCCAAAGACGAACTCGACGCCAAGCTGGCCGAAGGCTGGCACCTCACATCGGCTGACGCCATCACAGCCGCAGGCGACAAAGCCAACGGCCTGACCAAGCCAAAGCCAAAATGGGCGCTCAAGCCCACCAAAAAGAAAAAGCCAGCCAACCCCCTTGGTTTGCGCAAACAAGCGCCGCAAGCCCACATTGAGGCCGTGCCAGACATCAACGACACAGCGCCGCCCACCCGCGCAGAGCTTGAGGCCAAGGCCACCGAACTCGGCATCCGCTTTGATGGTCGCACCAAAGACAAAAAGCTGGGACAATTGATCGCGGACCGACTGTCCGAAACCACCGCAGGAGATTGACATGGGATGGACCAAGCGCCAATACGTCACCCAGGCATTTGAAGAAATTGGCCTTGCCTCTTACGTCTTCGACCTCACGCCAGAACAGCTTCAATCAGCCCTTCGGCGTCTCGACACCATGATGGCCGCATGGAACGCCCTTGGCATTCGCTTGGGCTACCCGCTGCCATCCAGCCCACAAGACAGCGATCTCGACGAGCAAACCAACTGCCCAGACAGCGCCAACGAAGCCATTTATTCCAACCTGGCGATCAAGTTGGCCCCGTCCTACGGCAAGCAGGTGATGCCCGACACCAAGGCCACGGCCAAAGAGTCCTACAACACACTCCTGTCACGCGCCGCCATGCCGATGGAACAGCAGATGCCCGGCACCATGCCATCAGGCGCAGGCAACAAACCTTGGCGCGTCTACGATGACCCATTCTTGCGCCGTCCAGTCGATCCCGTCCTTGCAGGCGGTGACGGCCCCATCGAATACAACTGAAAGCCCAACATGCCAACGATCAACCAACTCTCGCCACTCTCGCAGCTCTCGGGCGGCGATCAGTTTCCGGTCTATGTGCCCAACAACGGTGACGCACGCCGGGTTTCGGTCACGCAGTTGCTGCAATACTTTCAGGCCACCTTCGCCGCCCCCACCGTGGCCACCAACCTGTACACGCTTGGCACCGGCTTCAACATCACCGTCCCCACGCCCACCACAGAGCAACAGTGGATGATCTTGCAGCCTGCCGGAACCTTGGCCGCTGGCACTGTCACCCTGCCCTTGAACACAAGCGTTCCAGACGGCACACAGGTACTGGTCACAAGCACCCAGATCATCACCAGCTTCACATTGGCGCTTAACGGTGCAGCCGCAGCATTCGGTGCGCCCACCACACTGGCCGCCAACGCCTTCTTCACGATGCGCTTCTACCAAGCCACTAACAGCTGGTATCGCGTTGCTTAACCCCAAGGAACCGCCATGAACATTCAGCCCAGCCTCACACAGAACGACCTTGACGTCACCCTTCCGGCCAACCAGTTGATCAGCATCGGCAACACTGGCGACCAGCCCACCACCGTGCAGTTGCGTGCGGCCATCCCCGGCCAGCCGTGGATCTACACCACCATTGGCAGCCTGTTCAACACTGCCCAAACCTTCGGCCCTTACGGTGAAGACCGGGTTATCCGCATCTCCAACCGCAACGCCTCCGTTGAGTACGACATTGGCACACAGCCCCAACTGCGCAGCTTCCCCCCGCTGGTCATTGGCAGCCTTGCCCCGGTCAGCTTGGTGCAACCTGCCGCCACCTTCACCACCCTGACCTACAACACCAACGCGGGCAAGGTCCGGTTGGTCAGCGCAGGCGCTCACGGCCTCACAGCCGCCGTAGCAGTCGGTGAAGACATTTATGTCACATGGGCAACAGGCACAGGCGTCAATGGCTTCTACGAAGTCACCGCCCTTGATGCCGATACCACTGGCGTGGCCATCACCATTGACCTGACCTACGTCACCGGCTTGGGCACGCCCACCGTGGCCGTGGCCAATACGGCAGTGACAGTGGCATCCGTCACCGTCCCAGGCTGGGCCATGGGCACAGGCGGCGGCATGGAAATCGACGCTCTGTTCAGCCTGACCAACAACTCCACCGTCAAGACCTTGGGCATGACCTACGGCGGCGGGACTTTGCTTTCGGCCGCAGCGGCCAACAATGCCAGTGCATGCGTTCAAAAACTCATGTGCAACCGTGGCAATTCCCAAGTGGTCAGCAACTCGGCGAGCGCGGTCGGCCATGGCCTGTCCACTGGCGCAAACGTGTTCTTGAGCGTTGACACCACCGTGGATCAGACCTTCGCCATCACAGTGCAGCCAGCCACGGCAAACAACTTGATGCGACTTGAGGCTTTCAAACTGCACATCAATTTTTGAGTATGCAAATTCCAATCCTCAACGGCATCTATGCTGACAGCACCCCAGAGCTGCGCACCGCTTATCCCATCAACATGACGCCCGTGCCGCTTCAGTCCGGCATCAGCAACGGATTCTTGCGGCCAGCAGACGGCATTGTGGCCAATGGCACAGGACCGGGGGCAGATCGGGGCGGCATGGACTGGAATGGCATTTGCTACCGCGTCATGGGCACCAAGCTGGTGTCGGTCTCCAACACTGGCGCGGTCACAGTGCTGGGTGACGTGGGCGGCCCCACATCGGGTCTCGTAACCTTTGATTACAGCTTTGACTTCTTGGCTATTGCCTCCGGTGGCCGTCTGTACTATTGGGACGGCACCACATTGGCCCAGGTCACAGACCCAGATCTCGGGACCGTCCTGGACTTCTGCTGGGTTGATGGTTATTTCATGACCACGGACGGTGAAAACCTCATCGTCACCGAACTGAACGACCCTTTTTCAGTCAACCCGCTGAAGTACGGCAGTTCAGAAGTTGACCCAGACCCGGTGGTGGCCCTGCTCAAACTGCGCAACGAGGTGCACGCCCTCAACCGCCACACCATTGAGGTCTTCGACAACGTGGGTGGCGACCTGTTTCCCTTCGCACGCATCGACGGCGCACAGATTCAAAAAGGCGTTGTCGGCACCTTTGCCTGCTGCGTCTACCTCGACCGCATCGCCTTCTTGGGCAGTGGCCGCAACGAAGCCCCGGCCATCTACGTGGGCGCAGCCGCCACCACCCAAAAACTCAGCACCCAAGAAATCGACGAACTGCTGGCCACCTACACAGAGGAACAGCTCTCGCTGGTCAAACTCGAAGCACGCAACGACAAGGCGCACCAACACCTTTACGTCCACCTCCCAGACCGCACCATCGTCTATGACGCGGCAGCATCAGAGGCATTGCAAACACAGGTCTGGTTTACTCTTACCAGCAGCGTGACAGGTTTCAGCCAGTACCGCGCACGCAACTTTGTGTGGTGCTACGACAAGTGGCTCGTAGGCGATCCACTCTCCAACAATCTCGGCTACTTCAGCCAAGCCACGGGCCACCATTGGGATCAGCAGGTGCGCTGGGAGTTCGGCACATCCATCGTCTACAACGAAGGCAACGGCGCGATCTTCAACCGCCTGGAGCTTGTCAGCCTCACCGGCAGCGTGACGCTGGGCACCAACCCGCAGATCAGCACCAGTTACAGCACCGATGGCCTTGCATGGAGCCAAGACCGCGCCATCAGCGTGGGCACCACAGGCAACACGGCCAAGCGCCTTGCGTGGTTCCAGCAGGGCCACATGCGCAACTGGCGAATCCAACGCTTTCGCGGCGACAGTGATGCACACATTTCGTTTGTGCGCCTTGAAGCCCAACTTGAACCACTGGCATTCTGACCATGGCCACAGCACCAGTCTCCCGCCGCCTCAACCTGACTCGCGACCAGCTCGCGGCCTTCTTGACCGATCAACAGCAGATCCGGCAGTTTGAGTTGTTGTTCGCCACTCTCGACGCCATCGCCATTCAGAACGTCAGCGCCAACCAAGTCTACGCAGGCCCAACCAGCGGCGCGGCATCAACCCCGGCATTTCGCCCACTGGTGGCCGCCGACATCCCGTCAGAAGCCCTCACGAAGACAGATGACACCAACGTCACCCTGACGCTGGGCGGCGACCCGGCCAATGCGCTGCTGGCCGCTGTTTCTCTGACACTGGCATGGGCCGGACAACTCGCAGTCAGCCGTGGCGGCACAGGTCAAAGTAGCTTCACCGATGGCCAGCTACTGATCGGCAACAGCACCGGCAACACGCTGACCAAAGCCACACTCACGGAAGGCCCAGGCATCAGCATCACCAATGCAGCCGGGGCCATCACCATCGGCACCGCTGGCGGCATCTCTGGCACGGCAGCATTGGCCAAGATCACGCTGGCTGGAACAGACGGTTCTCTGACCTTCGTCGATGGCATCATCACCGCCTACGTGGCACCAACTTAAAGGACATCCCATGGACAAATTCATGATCATTCCCAAAGGCTTTGCAGGCCTTCCCATGGGCGAGGAATTCATCACCGCATCCGAGAACAAAAAGAACACCCAGACAGTGATCGACGATTGGATGCTCGGACCAGAAAACCCCAGCAACGAGCCAACGGCCAACAAGACCTACTGGGTTGCACTTGGCCAGGCCATGCAGGTTGACGAGAAAGAAGCACGCCGCCGCCGTTGCTCCAACTGCGAGTACTACGACAACAGCACCATGACGCAGGCCAAGATGGAGCGCATCCCGCGCAACGATTGGGATACCGGCGCAGGCTTTCGTGGTTACTGTCAAAAATTCGACTTCATTTGCCATGACTTGCGCTCATGCCAAGCCTGGGAAGAACGCGAATTTGAGATGGATTGAGCAGGCCATGCAAATGTGGGACAATCGCCGCACTGAGCTGACCGAGCTGCCAGTGGCTCACCCTTCACAGGAGTGCACCATGAGCAACATCACGACTCAGGAAATCGAAAAGCAAGTGCCAACCGCGCACCTGCCAATCTACCGCCTCGAAGCTGAACTGCTCAAACTCCCACAGGTTGAGATGCCAGTCGATCATGCCTTCTGCAATGGCCTCTATGCTCGCACCATGCACATCCCAACAGGCACAGTCCTAACGGGTGCAGTGCACAAAGAGGAATCGTTCTTTTTGGTGCGCAAAGGCCAATTGATTGTGAGCACCGACAACGGACCTAAAACCCTTGGCCCTGGTGACATGAGCGTTTCCAACATCAACACCAAGCGTGCTGGCATCGCTCTGACAGATGTTGAAGTGACCACATTCCACGCAAATCCCACCAACGAACAAGACCCGCACGCCCTGTGGGACATGTTCACCATTCCAGCGCCAGCACCAGCCCTTGAGGCTGTCAAAACGGCGCAATTGGAGAAATCACAATGACATTCGGACTATCCGGCGCAGCACTGGCAGGCCTTGCCGTTGGCGGTGCCACACTTGCATCTGGCTACATGCAGAGTCAAGCAGCAGGGGATGCGGCAGCAATTCAAGGCCAAGCAGCCCAAGGAGGCATTGACGAACAGCGCCGCCAGTTTGATGCCGTGCAAAAGCTCTTGCAGCCTTATGCACAGGCAGGCACAGGCGCATTGGCCCAACAGCAGGCCTTGCTCGGTATGGGCACCCCCGAGGCCCAGCAGCAAGCCATCAACGCCCTGCAAAGCGGCCCACAGTTTCAAGCCCTCCAGCAGCAAGGCGAGAACGCCATCCTTCAAAACGCATCGGCCACCGGCGGCCTGCGTGGCGGCAACGTGCAAGGCGCATTGGCTCAGTTCCGGCCTGCCTTGCTCTCTGGCCTGATCAATCAGCAATACGAGCGCCTCGGAGGTCTGTCAGCCCTAGGCCAAAACGCAGCCGCACGAACAGGCAATGCAGGCATGTCCACGGGCGCAAACGTGGCCAACTTGCTTGGGCAACAAGGCGCAGCAGCTGCTGGCGGTGAAATCGCCCAAGGCAAAGCATTTGGCGCGATCCCGGCGGCAATCTCAGGTGGTTTTGGCCTTTACAACGGTCTTGGGAATTCATTTGGTGGCGGCTCAAACCTGCAAGCCCAATTCTCGCAAACGCCTATTGGCTCCTCCGGCTTTGGTTCTGGTCTTGCCTACGGCAACCAAGACCTCGGCTTGAACTTTTAAAGGCGCACCATGGAACCCATCAACTACGGCGTCGAGATTCAAGACCCAACGCAATCGTTTCTGAGCGCATTTAAGACGGGCGCAGCCATTCAAGATGTTGGCCTGAAACAACAGCAACAGCAGCAGCAGATGGCCAACCAAAAAGTCATTCTGGACGGCTTGGCCAAGATACGCCAACCAGGTGCAACGGTTGATGACGTTGCAAACCTTGCAATGATCTTGCCCAAAGATCAAAGCGAGACGGTGCTGAAAGCATTTGCACTGAAAACAGATGCACAAAAACAAAATGCACTCAGCAGCGCAGGAAAAGTTGTGTCCGCTCTTTTCGCTGGTGAAAATGACATTGCCCAAAACTATCTCACAGAGCAAGCCACCGCAATGCGCAACTCAGGAAATGAGGAAGGCGCAAAGTTTTTGGAGACGTGGCGCGGCGTGACCGAAGTCAATCCAACAGCTTCGCAAAACTTCTTCACCGCTGAACTTTTGCGCCTGCCAGGCGGTGACAAAATTGTTGAAAACATTATCAAGTTGGGCGGCGAACGCAGGGCAGAGGCCCAAGCCCCGGCAGAGTTGCGCCAGAAACTTGCGGCGGCTGATAAAGAAGAAGCTGATGCCATGGTCAAGATGCGAACAGCACCTGACGACATCGCCAAGGCCGCAGCAGAACGTGAATTAGAGCAAGCCAAAGCCAAAAAAGCTCAAATTGAGAGTCTGTTCACAGAGAGACAACAAATTGCAGACTTGCGTGCAAAAAATCTTACGGCTGTTCTAACTCAGGCTCAAACCCAGCAGGCACTTGCAACAGCATCTGAAAAGATGGCAAGCATTCAAAACCAACTGAGTGCACTACCTGAAGCCGCACAAAAACTTGTCAATGAATCTGCGCAAAGTGCAGCCGTTTCAAAACAAGCATCATCGCAATATTCGGATTTGGCCAAGCAACTTGATGGTCTTGGAAATTCATGGGGTGCGCTCAACAGCTTGGGCGAGTGGTCCAAATCTCAATTCGGAAATCAGGATTTCCGCACCGCCATTCAGAACGAGTACACCAGGCTTGCCAACAGTGCGGGCATCAAGGCCTACAAGGCTGCCGGTGCAACTGGTGGATTCTCTGATGCAGACTTGAACACAGCACTGCAAGGCATACCAAAAGCGAACGCTAACCCGCAAATCATGGCGCAATTCCTTCGCGGCATGGCAAAGGAGCAAGCCATTGCCGCCGCGTTAGACGGAGCAAAAACCGACTGGCTAACGCAAAACAAAGGCCAGCTTGGACGAGCCAACAAGCCTTTTATTGCTGGCGATTATTCGGTAAAGCCAGGCGAGACTTATGCTGATTTTGCTGAACGGGCAACAAGGGATGTTGTGAAGAAATTCACCACACCAGCACAAAGCACACTGGTTAATCAGATCCCCACGGATCGCAACCCGCAACCAATGGCCGCAGCATCAAGCATTGAGGCGCAAGCCGAAGCAATCATTCGCGGGGTTCGCTAATGGCAACAGCACAAGAATACGCCGCATGGATTGTTCAGAACTCCAGCAAGCGTGGATCCCCTGAGTTCGATACTGTGGCTCAGGCCTACCAGCTTGCCAAAGAACGTGAGAACACAGCCACCTTTCAACAGCAAAACGCACCACTGCCCCAGCAGCCTGGGGTTGTTCAGCAAATTGGTCAACAGCTTGCTGGCGCAGGAGAGGCTGCATTGGCCCTTGGTAGCGGAGCAGTACTCGGTACGGCTGGGGCATGGAAGGGTCTTGGTGAAGGCCTTGCTCAACAAATTCTTGGCGGCCAGTTTGGCACGCCAGAAGCCATGCGTGCAGTCGAGCAATCGGCGGCGAAAGGTGCTCAACAATTTACTGAGGCACTTGCATATACGCCACGCACGCCAGAAGGCCAGGAAATGACGCAGCAGGCAGGCCAATTCTTGAGCCAAGCCCTACCCCCCGTCTTGCCCGTTATTGCGGCCCCTGGCGCTGTGATGCAGGCCGCACGCACCGCAGCCCCAACCGTAGGCGCAGCCGGGCAGATTGCAGGTGCAGCAGCCCAGCGCGGTGCACGCGCCACAGGCCAAGCCATCGCCAGGCCCGTGCAGGCGGCCACAACCGCTGTGCGCGAGACATTGGGCATGGAAGCACCGGCAGTGACTCCCACAGCAGGCGCTCGCGTCTCAGGCGGTGCAGCGGCCACACCAGAGGCATTGCGGCGCACCACAACGGCAGAAGGCCTGCCCGTGCCCGTCACCCTCACCAAAGGCGCGGCCACCAGAGACGCCCAACAACTGGCCTTTGAGAAGGAACAGATAAAAAGCGATCTCGGCGGCCCTCTGCGCCAGCGTGCCGAGGAAAACAACCTTCAAGCCTTGCAAAACTTTGACGCCTTGGTCGATATGACAGACGCCCAGCTCATGGACTTGTCAGCCACCGGCGGGGCAGTTGTCAAATCTTTGACAGAAGGCCTTACCGCCGCAAAGAACAAGACCCGCGCCGCCTACAAAGCAGCAGAGAAAGCTGGCGAGTTGGAAAACAATGTCACTCTTGGCGGCGTCATTGGCTACATCAACGAGAACATTCCGGAAGGCGACCTGGCTCCCATCCTCAAGGC